ATAATTTGTCAGAACATATACAACCTTGTTTCTGTCTGATTTGATTTTTGTATGCTCTGAAAAACGCCTAAAGTACCTCGTTAAATCCTGTTTAGGATTATCCCATGCAAAGTGCAGCATAGTAACCTTTATTTTATTTAATAACTCAATGTTATCCGGATTCGTCAATCGAATATCTAATCCCTGTGTAAAATCTACTTTTGCTTTGCTCTCAGCTAATTGCTTTAATAAGCTCTCGTAATCTTTACAAGCCAAAATATTCGGATCAAGTAATTTTATTTCTTTTTGTCCTCTCCAAAATTCATTCAAATCCGCAGCTTGTTTTGAACATAATCCCTCTTTTTCACCTACCACACAAAATCCGCAATTTCTTGGACAGCCTCTTGTCAGAAATCCCACTGCATATTTATATTGCGGATATAAAGCGTAATCGGGATATATGTGCTCTATTTCCCTTGGCAAAAACGTATTCTTTGAATTGTCAAATACCTCTTTACCATTTTTCACACTTATGCAATACCCTGTTCCGCCTCTTTTCACTTCATCTGCTTGTATAACACTGTCTGTATCAATATCATCCGTAAAGCTGAATACTTTTGAAGCATAAACTAAATCGTATTGATTTATTGGCATATACATTTCAACTTCATCGCCCATGGCTTTATGATAAGCTGACAGCTTCATTAACGGCAGGCTTGGAAAATTATGACTGTCCGTCCACAGCCCTATTTTTGACATTATTTATCCTCCCTTAGCTTATCAAACAACGCTTCTGTAACCTCAATCTCAGTTCTCGGATTCAATTTATCATACTTACCCGACAGTTCCAGCCGTATGTTGTTAAAACTATCGTCTTCTATAATCCCAGCCTTTACCAAGCCGTCCAGTATAAACTTTCCGCTGTAATTATCAGGATCATGCCTTGCCCTTGTTTTAAAATAATATGTTATTTTTACTTCTGCTTTCTTAAACGGTTTTTCTGGTCTTTTTCTGCATGATAACCTAATCAGCCTTTCCCAGTTTCTTTTTTCATCCTGATACTCCCACTTGTTTGTTCTGCCCATAAATTTATTATTACTGGGTGGTATCTCCTGAATTATGTATTTCATCTTCTTCACCCTGTTTTAATTCCTCAATTAATTCTCCTGCCCAACATCCTCTGTTTAGGTAGTTGCTTCTGATTTCTTTACCCACATTGCAGTTTTTTATAATCCCATTACCCCCATATGCGCATTCATGACAGTATACATACCTTTTTCCGTTTTTATCTTTCCAGCTATCCACTTCAATCTCCGAAGTTGTTTACAAGGCTCTTATACATGTTAAGGTCATGTCCAAATGATGTTTGGTCTGATATTTCTTTTCTGCTTCCACCGCTGTCCTGTGCCCTTGATAACCAGTTGGTTATAAACCGTTTAATGCCTGACTTTGTTTTTTTCTTACTTGGATTACTGTCAAGCCAACCTTTCATTTTTCTTAACTCCTGCTTTATATCTACTGCCTGATATAGCTCTGCCCATTCAAGTATCATTTTTTCGCTTACTGCAAATTCTGTTTTATTGTTTAACGGCAGTTTGATAAACGGATTACTGTCCGGAGTTTCAGCTCCGGGCATAAAATTAGATTCGTATTCGTATTTGGATTGAATTGTATTGGATTGTATTGGATTACGGAAATATCTGCATTCATCTGCTATCATTTGATTGCGTTTGTTTTCACTCTCATTCATATCTACTTTTATTTCTGTTCCGCTTTCCGGTGCTGGATAACGGCTTTTCTGTGCTCGAATGGTCTGGTGGACTTCCCATGTTGGGAGATACAAATAGGGTTTTCCTCCAACTTTGTAGAGCTTAACGCAACCTGCATCCGCCAATCTATAAAGCGCACGTTCCAATTCCTTTACCGTTAACCTTTCCTTTAATGGAAATAATGCCGATTTTAAAATTCTCAGTCTTGCATCCATTCTTCCGTAATCATCACAATTTACTATTAATCTGTAAAATACCACCTCCTCAAACCAAGATAATTCATCTACTGTATCGCTTGTACATATTGATTGCTTTAATATCCTGTTTGACATCTTTTCACCTCACACTCAGAACGGTACTTCCCCGTTGCTTATGATTTCTTCAAAATCATCAAGATTTTCGAGCTGAACAGTCTCAGTTGCTTTCGGCTGTTTTGATGAAACATCAGATGAAGCTTTAGCAGATGTATCTTCTTGCCTATTCTCTGACTTTCCTCCGGCAAAGTGAACACTTTCAGCATGAACATTCATAGAATAATGCTTAACACCGTCTGAATCAGTATAATTGTTGTTTCTTAAGTTTCCTTCTACAATTATCATGCTGCCCTTTTTGAAATATCTGCTGATAAATTCTGCTGAATGCCTCCATGCAATTACATTTATAAAATCTGTCTGTGATTCTCCCGTTTCTTTTGACTTATACCCTCTGTCAACTGCTGCGCTTATCCGGCATAACGAAATTCCTGACGTTGTCTGCGTTAGTTCAGGATCAGCTGTTAACCGACCCTGTATTATAACTTTGTTTATCATATCTTAACCTCCCATAATTGCTGCAAAATCGTCTTCCGGTTCTTTCGATTCTAATACCGCTTCTTCTACTGCTGCTGTTTCAACCAGTTCCGAAGCTTCCTCTGCATACTCCGCTTCTCCATTTTCATTTATTACAGCCATATCGCTTGTAACTGCCTTCTCCATTTCTATTGACATAATTCCCCATTTGCTTATTAGCTGTCTCAGCATTGTTTTACACGCCATTCCATCAAAATCCTTGTACCAAAATGATGAATACAGCCAACTGTCTTTTTCATCATAATTTCCTGATTCATATTCTTCAAACGAAACCTTTTTTAATTGTCTGCCGCCTGTCTTTATCGTTTTTTCTTCAATAGAAAATGCCGGGCTGTATTTGTCCGCATGAGACATCATTTTTTCCTTACTCCAATATATCGCTTTTTCAAAGCCGTTTAAATACCTGAACATTGCATAATATCCGATTGTCGGTGTTTTTTCTCGTTTTATTTCGTTTTCAATAAGCTGAACTTCAATTTCTTCTTCCAACGGATTAAAATGTATCAATTCTCCCTGTTTGATAGGCATTACAGTTAACTTTTTATACTGACCTGAACGAATTGCAAGCTGTATATATCCCTTATAACCTAACTGAAATTGCGCTACTTTTCTTTTATTTTTATTATCATTAAACGGTACTATGTAATATTGTCCCAACTGCGGTGACGGTGAAAGATTCAATCCCTCCCCCAGCAAGCCTGCCGATAAAATTGTTCCTGCGTCACATTCCTGAAGGGCTGGATTTGCGCTTACTGCTGATACTATAGAAGCGATAAACCTGTTTGCTGTTTTCTTGTCCCTTAGTGTTGTATTTATCAGATTTTGATATCCCTTACTTTGTATCTGCAATGAAAACGGAGCTTTCTGAGTTCCTTCATTTGCTGTAATACTGTTTTTCAATGCCATTATTCTTTTACCTCCTGATTTTTCTTATATTCCTTATAATCCTTTAGACTTAACGTTCCAATTATTTTTATATTATTTTCTTCCATAAACTTTCTTAATAATATTAACTGTGATTTCCTGCATTCTACTGCAAAACATCCCCCTACTATTGGCTCAGCTGCCTCTTTTACAATTTCCTGATTCAATTCTTTTGCATAATTCAAATTTTCTTCTTGCTTTTCTTCAATTTTAATTGCATTTTCTTTTTCCTGCTTTAACTTTTTTGCCTGAATTTCCGACTGTCTTTTTAACTCTGCCGAATATACAAGAGCCTTGCTCAGACTGTAACCCTTATCGCAGTACTCATTAATAACTGCTGCCGCAAATGTACTGTCACCGCATTCTTTTTTTAGTATATCAATTTCATTTCCGATTCTGTCAACAGTGTCCTTAATCTCGGCTTTCAGGGTACTTAGCTTCATTGATGAGTTTTTCCATTTTGGATTCAGAATTTTATCAAAGTCAATTATTTCTTCCATGCCTTTTGCATACTCAGTAAAATGATTTTTTAATTCTGAATATTTTTTATTAGTTTCCTCTTCTTCAAATGCCTTTATTTGGCTGTCAATAGCAGATACTGGTCCTTTTATCAGTTCCACAAGTTCTTTACATTTCTTTTCAAACTCTGTCAGCGGCTGTGAATATTGTTTTTTTATTTCTTTTCTCCTGCCGTCAACAGCCTCTGCGAGCTTATTAAGTTTGGCTTTATCTGCTTTTGCCTGTTTTATATCATCTTTTAGAATTACAAGGTTATTATAATGCTCCAGTCTTTCTTTTATTTCCTCTTTCAGCTCTTCAAAGTTGCTGAATTCTATTTCCGGAATCGTACTTATATCTGCTCTTACTGCAAGTTCCAAAAAATCCATTTTTCCCTCCTATATTTTAGGCAGTATCTGTGCCGGTTCATCATCACTTTCAAGAGACTTCCAAAACCTTTCTTCCGCCGTTATTAAAAAATCAATCTCTTGGCTTACTTCATTACGGTTTACTTTATAATCCTTCACACAAGCGAACAGTCTGCTATTTCTGTAGTATCTTATATATGCTCTTAATATTACAAAATCCCATCCGGTTGCCGCCAATTGATGCAGTATTTGTATGTAGTAATTTTCTGGGATTTTATCATCCTGCCAATTATTCCATTGCAGTGAGTTCTGAATAGTTGCAGTTTTTATTTCTAAAATTCCCCTTGTTCCTGTTTCCTTGTCTGTCAATTCTCCATCCAGTGTTGCAAATATAAAAGGGTATTTTTCTGACGCATACATTCTAAACTCATTATAACTTACTTCATATTCAGGATAATCAAGCTTGAACAGCTTGCGTATATATGCTTCAGCTTCTTTCCCGTATCTTACTGCGGACTTTTCCGAAACGTCTTCAGGTTTAACAAGTCCTTTCTTTTCTTTCCAAAGTGTTACATTTGTCTTATACTTATTCATTCCAAGTATACTTGCCGCTTCACTTCCTCCAATTCCTGCTTTTCTCGCTTTTATCCATTCTTCATGATTTTTAGGATCAGCCAATATCATATCTCTGTTCCCTTTCCAAATCCCTTAAATGATCCCAGTCAGGCTCTGGCTGTATTTTTCTCGGACAGTTTTCACATTCATGAAAACATTGTTCCAAAAAATCAAACATACAACTATCCATTTTAACTATTCCTCCACTCCACTGAACCTGTAAGTTCTGTTATAAGTACCGCAAGTTCAGTATTTCATTTTTTATATCGGAACGCTTTATATTTATTTTCCCTGTCCACTTTCTTTCCAAAGAGGCTACTGCTTTCTTCAATGTAGATAACTGTTTTTCATTTAGTTTCATGCTGCTTTCTCTTTTAAATCTATCTTATATTCTTCCTTTCCGTACATTTCGCAAGCCAAATTGAAATATCTGATATATTCCGTCAGTACTTCAAGTCCATCATGCTCCTCAGCAATCTGTTTGTAATTCTTTTGCCACTCTTCAAATGTATGAATTTGACATCCTGTTGTTACTGTATTTTCAGAAGATACATAAAACGCCCATTTTGTACCTTGTATGTATAAAGGTGACTTGTCCCATTTCCCTCCACAGATTACTGCATTGCCACAGATTTCTGCATTGCCGCAGATTCTTGCATTATTATATACTGTTGCGTCATCACGAACCCAGCAGTTTCTCCCATGACTTAAGTTTTCTTCTTTTTCTATGAATCCGCCCAGGTCACCAGCTCTAACACATCCAAAATTTCTTAGCGCTCTAATTCTGTGAAGTTTTCTTCCGCAGATAACTTTTGTTTCTTCTGTAAACTCATATTTTTTTACCATAACTCTTGACTTTCCATTCAATTTGTGTTATTATTCAGTAGTGTTATTATTTGTGAATCCGTCCTTTCGCTTCTGCGCAGGGCGGATTTTTTTATTTCTTAAATACATCCGCATACCCATTGTCACGAAAATATTTTTCTTCCTTTTTACGCCCTTTGGCTGATATTTTTGATTTCAACATCTGACTGTTCATTTTTCGCCATTCATCTATTGAGCACAGCACTATCGTAACACATCCTAATACACAGCCTAACACCATAAACCATGTATCAAATATCAGCCCTGACACTGTGCTTAATATCGTTCCTGTTATTGCTATTATCTCTGCTTTTCTTAATCTCGTCATTCTATGTACTCCCTTACAATATTTATAAACTGTGCTCCATAGCTTTTACATATAAACTGAAATGTCGGAACGCTGTAGCCGTGGTTTTGTTTACCCTCTTTTTTCCATGCCACTCCCAGGTCTCCGCCGTTCCTTAGATATGTTTTTACCGAATCCAGGCTTACGCCCAATAAATCAGCAGCCGCCTTTGTTTTTATGTAGCTTGGATTTTCTTTTATTACCTCTGCAACCTTTATTAGGTTTTCCTCTATGTAGGTATTTAAAAACTTGGCTGCTTCTTTTGCTTCTGCATTCATTTTTTCACCTCCTTGCGGTAGTTTTTAATGAGAATGTTAATCTAAAGTGATCCCCTTTTTATTTTTCTCCTTTTTGATTTTCCCACCCAGTTACGATTACATTACAAGCTGACAGTATCTTATCAAGCTTAGGTTTTTGATAACGACCACTTAAAGCGTTACTTAGTTCAGCCGGCTCAGTTTTGATACCCATTTTTGCAAGCTCCGGAATCAAATCCACTTGCTTTTTACCGAGTTCCATTAATCTAATTTTTATTTTAAACGGCATAATGGCCCTCCCTTCATTGACAAAATATACCATATTATGTTATAATAATGGTGATAAGCTATGCCCATTTTGATTACAACTTGTTGTATTTTCTAAATTTCAAATTATTTAATAATTGACGGAAGGAAATAAAAAATGTTTAAAAAAATTTATGCGCAATCAATAAATCATGATTACGAGGTCAATCGCCCGTTTCAAATAAATATTCCAACTATGTGTCCTTACTGTAATCATTCTACTGATCCTAAGATTTTATCATCTCATTACATTGAGATAGTTCATCCAAATACAGATAACGAATTTCGAATATTTGTTACTTTCCTATGTACAACATGTCAAAAAAGTTTTAATTCAGAATACTATACTGATGAGATTTTGTATCAAGATACAGAAGAAAATTGTTTAAATCCTGAAACAACATATCCTGTTTATCATGCAACCCCTAAGCACAGCGAGCATATAAAAAACCTTTCTGAACGTTATGTAAAGATTTATGATCAAGCTTACTTTGCTGAAGAATCAAATTTAACCGAAATATGCGGCATGGGATATAGAAAAGCACTTGAATTTCTAATAAAAGATTTTGCCATAATGCTTCACAAAGATAAAGTAGAAGAAATCAAAAAAACTTCTTTAAGCCAATGTATTCAAAATTATATTGATAATACAAGAATTAAGAATACTGCAAAAGCTTCTACTTGGCTTGGTAATGATGAAACACATTATTGCCGTAAGCACGAAGATTATAGCTTGAAAGAATTAAAACACTTTTTAGAATCAACAGAATATTTTATAAATTCAGAACTGGAAAACATTGAAGCTGAAAAATTAATTAACGCACGTAAGCAATAATTAAACATTTGAGTTTAAACGAAGTTCATTTTCCGAGCCACAATTCTTAACAGAATCATTTTCAGCTAATAGTTTTCCTGAGAAATCCCAATACTGAATGACCTCTCTACAGGGGTCATTATCTGTTCCTGCTCCCCTTAAGGATACTGTCTTTACTACTGCTATTACCTCAGCTTTATCGCAACCTCTTGGTCTTGGTGGATTACCCTTTTCTTTATTCATTTTAATATTCTCCTTTCTTATGCAGATTTGGTTTCTGCTCCTTACCATCCCCGTAAAAATATAGTATAATTTAGCATTTTAAAAATACGTCAAAAGAGTTTTTGCCGTATCGCAAATTGCGTTTGAAAGTTTTGTATAACGCTTAACATCTCGGACTGATAGTTTAAGTTGTTTTTCTCTAAGTTCATTTAACTGTCGAAGTAAAACAACTTGAACATCAGTTTTTTCTTTAATTTTATTATCCATAATTTTATCCTTTCTTATGCGGTTTTGGTTTCATCATTAATCCCAAAAAGTTCATTTGGTGTAACTTCTAGAGCCATTGCGATTCTATAAATATCATCAGCTTTAAAAAGTTTTCTTCCTGTTAGTAAACTACTAAACTGCTGTTGAGAATAGCCAGCCTTTTTCGCAACACTTTTTTGTTTTAGCCCCTTGTTACAAATTATTTTTCGTGTAAAAGTAGCTACATTTTGCATACTATCACCTCCTCTCAAGTTTCTTGGTACAGCTCAATAATATCACAAATTACTTGGTTTGTCAAGATATATTTTCAAGAAATTTGAGATTTTTTTATTGACACGGCTATTTTTATATGCTATTATTAGCTAAAAGGAGACTGTATTATGAGTATTGGAAGTAGAATTAAACAAAAGAGAGAAGAATTAGGGCTGACACAGCCTGAATTAGCTAAATTGGTTGGAGTTTCAAAAGGTAGCATAGGCAATTACGAAAGCAATATAAGCTCACCTAATGAAAAAATCCTATTCAAATTGTTTGAAGTCTTAAAATGTGATGCAAATTTTCTCTATCAAGATGAATTTAAATACAACCTTACAGATGAGAAATTAGCACGCACTCAACAAGAAATAAATTTACTATTGAATTATCGTAAACTCGACGATATCAGTAAGGAAGTAATTGATAAAATTCTTTTAATAGAATTACAAAGAACTACATAATTTTTAATGTCCATGTTTTATACTTAAAATCTTATAAAAAATTTACGATAATATTGAATATAATTGGTAAATTATGTATTGTAATTACTAATTAATTATGCTATAATTAATTTAAAAAAATATTTAAATTATATTAATAAAAAAGGACTATTATAATGATCTTTGGAAAGAAAAAGAAAAAACTACTTAAATGGCAACAAATATTAATGCCTAATTCAACCAAACTAATATTATCTGAACACCAATTAGAAAATATTACACTTACAACAGTAGAAAATCACATCAATGTTATTAACGATTGTTGCCAATTATTACAAACCACTGTTAACCCTGAAACATTTTTTAGACGTTTAAACTTACTTTTTGAGAGAGCATCATCTTTATCTCTCCTTGAGCCCTATATAACTTTTGTTTCAATCAAACCGTCTGAAGCATTAAATGTAGCTATTCAAGAAAAGCAAGAAATGATATTTCAATTTCTAAAAAGATACTTTTCTTCTGTTCTTGATAAAATAGAGACTTTAAAAACGGAGAAAAGTAAATTATTTCAATTACAACAGTTTTATGATGCTCTTCAAAAATACCAAAAATATATGGATAAGAAAAATATTGATTATTATACTAATCAATATAATAAATATACAAATATTTTAAAATCAAACCAAAAAGTCAATACCTCCGATAAATTTAAAACAATTGATAAAATATATAAAGAAAAGTTCTTTAATATTTCTAATATGCTTAATTCATCAGCACCACACTCTCCATGGAACGACTGCCAAGACCCAGATGATGAATACACAAATACAATTTTCCTTTCTATCTTTCAATTCGGGCATGTATTGTCTTCCGATCCCAATTCATACCCTCGTTGGCTGTCCTACAGGTTAAATGTTAAAAATCCAATCACCAAACAAAACGAAATGCTTAAAAAGGGGTATATTGAAAAAGAAAACTTTCAATTAGCATTGAAAAAATTAAAAGTTAACGAACTTAAAGAAATTCTAATAAAATTTGATATCCCCCCCAAAGGTAAAAAAGCAGATCTTATTGAACTAGTGATTAATAATGTTAGTCCTGAACTTATTGAAAATCAATTGAATTTCGCATATGTGTTATCAGCAACTGGAAATAAGTTTGTTGAATCTAATCAAAAATACCTCGAAATTTTTAAATTGCATAACAGGTATCAAATAACTGCTTCGGAATTTTTTGAATTAGAAAAATATTATGATACAAATTTAAGTGTGAAAGAAATTACGTGGAATATAATAAATGATCGATACATATATTTTTTTCAAAATAGAAATTTTGGTTTAGCTCGCTGTGAATTATTATATAGTGCATATTTTTTAGAAGATGAACAAAAATTTACAGATAGTCTAAGATATTATATATGGGTTTTGTATTACGAGGTAAGCGGAAATCACAATAATGGTAGTATAGAGTCATACGATGAAATAATTTTACCTCCTGGAATTATAGATAAACTGCAAAAATATAAAGAATACTATAATGATATTATGGTAGAAAAGTGTTATAAAAATATTATATTACCTAATATCTATCTAACACAAAATCAATTTATAAAACTATTGAATTTAATATTTGACAATAATTATTCACAAAAATTAATAGACAATAATTTATGTAATTGAATTTTCCTCTTTATGATTCCCCTCTCCAAGAGGGGTATTTTTTATAAATGAGTTAATAAAAAATCACGATAAAATAACTTTTAAAGCCAACTGCTTTATCTCCAAAACGTGAAATTTGTAATAAAATCTTGCCAATTTATACACTTTTTATTAAAATATACAAAAAATTGGTAGTTTTTTCTTACCTTATGCTAATTGTTTTTTAATTTTATTTATAGTATAATTATTAAAACAGCATTAGGAGATATACTATGGATGATTTTGATGAAGCAATCCGAATTAAGCGCGGCTCAGAATGGCCTACAGACCGAGAATTTGAAGCTTACTTTATCATAATCAATACCCTAAGAAAAACTATGCCTGTAAATGACATTAGTTACAAAAGAAATGATGAGTACATATCTCTTATTTTTAAAAACGATCCATCAAAATGCATTTGTAAACTTTATCTCAATGAACCGCAAAATTATGTTCTTATTCCCGGCGTAATAGAAAAGCGCATTGATATTGCAAATATTTACGAATTAGCAAAAAAGAAAAAATACTTTATCAAGTCGCTGAAACGATACTTGAATCCGTTATTTAATGCTAATATCAATAGTAAATGA